AATACACAGTGGTTCAACTAGATTACTTTTAATAAAATCTTCATATGTAGCAAAGCGACCAAAACACTGTTTGATTGCTACATTATTATAGTAAAAACTATTCTCGACTTGAGCACCTAAAATTTTATGTTTTTGCCCAACCACGATATAGTCAGTGGAAGGATCGAACATTGCGTCTGGATAGACATAGCAGGAGTTATAGAGATGTAGCATTTGTCTCTTCGTAGATAGATTGAAATTGCTCGGTAGTTAGTGGTGTTTCAAACATCATCTTTAGCAAAGGAAAAATAATACATCCTTCTGTTATATGAGACATGAGTGTTTTACCTGAGTAGATTGGTCTGTCAAAATAAAATTCAAAATATTTTATCTTATCAAATTTTGGAATAGAAGCATAGTAATGTGAATTGAAAGTTTCGTTTGAAAATAAATTTACAAATGTTTTACCAACTTCTTGTTTATCAATTACAATGTTATTTGTTATAAAATCACCCATCTCTTTTTTGTATGCCGTTAAATTTTTAATTGCATACAATAGGGTTCCATCTAAAATTTCACATAATGTTTTAACTAATTGTTCGTTTTCCAAAACAAACTCTTGAATTTCAGAATTAGTTAAAATACCCTTTTGTAAATATTCTCCATCAGATTTTGACTTGTCAACCAAATATAAATCATATCCTTTTTGGTAAAATATAATTTTAATAACAGTTGCTAATAACTGCTCAATATTTGCAGTGGAGTTGTGTTTAATATACTCAATCAATAACTCTTGTTTCTCATCAATAGAAATATTTGTAAAGTCAATATTAATTGTTTTATACTTTAAGTTACTAAAATAGGTAATAAAGTTTTTACCTTTGATGGTAGAGTTTTTGTAGTTAACCTCTGGTGAATCAATCTCACCAATAATAATTTTTTTTAATGTATCAGAATCAAATGGAACAATATACATTATAAACTACCGTGACATGAACCATGACAATTACTATGGCAATAAAATTCTTCAATGGTAACCAAAGTTCCTCTAGCAGTACTTACCGCAGTTGAAAGTTGGTCAACAAATTGGTCCAAAGCTGATGCACTAATAGTATTTCCAGTATCAGGAACATAAGGAGCACCGATAGTACTCATATCAGCCTGATATGCGCTGGTTAGGTGGGTGATATTAGTGACATCAGACTGCAATGAAGATCTAATATCCCCACCATTTTGATACCATTTTTTTAATTGAACGCTTCTAATTCTAGAAAACAATGTAGCGTAACTTCTAAAATTAGTAACAATAGTAGAGGCTGTCACATTTGTATCAGAAATATCTGCGGCATAACCCCCAACAGAATAACCACTAGCATTACCGCCAGTTATATCTGTTTGAAATGGTTGATTGCCACTATGCCAAACAATACCTGTGTTATAATTATCAAATGTTTGCATTTGAGCAACGATATTTGATTTTGTTATATTATCGCCAGCTGTTGTCATTTTTTAACCTTTGCATTAGTGTTTTCGGTGCTGCACAGATATCTCCTTGCCACTTCAATTGATGGCAGTCACTATTGCAGATATCAAATACATCACAGGTATAGCAACGAGGGTCTCTTTCTACCTCGCATGTAATGTTATTTATTCTTCCTCTGGCGGAGAGTAAAGTTCTAATGGGCTGAGATATATCTCCAAACCCATTACCAACTGCAGCGTTTGGGCATCCAGCCACAGTTCCATCGGCATTGATTGTAAAGATTTTCTGTTCACAATCTCTGCAACGAACCCCACCATGTATTCCCTTAGTTATAGAGGAATACACACCTTCTAAGAGGACATCTTTATATTTAGGTTTTATTGTCTGATAGGTTTCATGCATTCTAACAAACCAGTCGTCTTGATCCTTATTTGCAGGAAATATATGAGTGTTTACTAGAGCCGAACCATCGTGGGTTAGTCGTTCGAATTGAACCCAGTTTACACCCAGCGTATTTAACCATAGAACTAACTCAGTAGTATCCATTTCCATTAGTTGTTTATTAAGACTAATGTTTAGAGTGATATTAAACCCAGCATCTACTACAATTTGAAGATTCTTTCGCCAGAGTTTTTCTTGTTTATCATTCTCAAATCTAATACCCTTATCCCATGAGGTACAGAATCCATTCTTTAAAACAGTTCTGAAAAACTCCATATGGTCTTCTGTTAAATTGAAACATAGATTAGTTGAACACGACCAGTTAAGATTTGGAAATAATTTTGATACCTTATCCCAAACATAGTACATGTCATCTAGAGGAGCAAGGAATGGTTCTCCTCCATGAAATGTAATATTACCACCATTAAAAGTTGGGCATTCCTCGTGGAGTCGTTCAAACCACTCTACAGTATTCTGGGGATTAAAGTATATCTTTTTACCATTGACACCATTTGTAAAACAGTGTTGGCAATTTAATTGGCAAGTCTCAGTGGTCTTAAGATAGACCACTAAGTCTTTTGGGATTAGTATATCTGAAAGAGATACATTTGTCTTATGAAAGACGATTGGTTGAGATGTCATAAAGCATTATAAAATCACACATTCAACAAGTTTTACATTAGGATCTAAATTAGTTTCAAGAGCAATGGCAAAACTATTTGGATGATCTCCAGCAATGGCACGACCATCTTGATTTGCAACAAGAGGTTGTCCTTTGTTGATCGGACCAGCAACTTTAACTGGAACACGACCACGAAGTGCCAATGCCTGTCCTTCTGCTTCATCATTCATAATAAATGCAGGTTTGGCAGAAACAACACCAAGAACTCTTTGAGCATATTTAAAAGAAGCAGTACCTTCTGCAGAAGAGTCTAACGATACTGTAATAACAGTTCCTGTTTCATATTCTTGATCAGTTGTATATCTTTCTGCCAAGTCAGCGTAGCGAGCAGAAGTGCTCGTACCGTAAATAACAGCGAATCTATTTGCAGATTGTCCGATATCACCAGAACCATTAGTTCCAGTCTTAACGATATAGTCTACAGATGGAGTTAAAGAACCAGTGATAACAGGATTACCAGATACACCATTACCATTACTAACAGAAATATTAGTACCAGCAGTTATAGTTCGTTCAGTAACAGAAGCAGAACCAAGACGCACATAAAAACCAGTAGCAGATGTAGCACCAGCGATGGCAGTTAATTCATTCGAGAATGGTTGTACATCCGTACCAATAACTAAACCAAGATTTGTTCTTGCCGATGCAGCATCGCCTGCACCAGTACCACCACTGCCTACACCCAAAGTTATTCCTGTAATCGATCCACCAGTAATAGCAACACTACTCGCAGCTTGCGTAGCCATAGTTCCTAATCCAAGATTAGTTCTTGCTGTAGCTTGAGTATTGGCACCAGTACCCCCATTACCAATTGCAACAACACTACTAACATTGGTTGCATTACCAGTAACTGTACCAGTTAAATTACCTATAACATTACCTGTTACATTACCAGTTAAATCGGCAGTAATGGTAGTTGCAGAAAAATTACCAGATGTATCACGAGCAACTACTGTCGATGTGCTTGATACATGAGTTGTCGATGCATTTAAACCATCTAGTAAATCAGCGTCTAAACCAGAACCAACTCCATCAACTGTTTTAATTTTAGTGAGAACATCTGCTGCAGTATAGGTTGAAGATGCTAGTTTAGTTCCAACTTCATTATTTAAATTGTTGATATTAGCATCTGCTTCTGCAATCGTTAGTGGACTGCCCTTGCCTGATCGAAGTACGATTGTTGCCATTATTCTTTACCCTTAATAAGCATTGTGAGCATTTGTTTTATCTCATCTAAATCTGATTCAATTTTTTCTATTTTATCAGAGTTTTGTTTAATTTGTTGATGTAATTCTTTACTAGAGTTTTTTCTTTGTAAATAATTTTCATAATCGGTTCTATTTGTATTTATTACTGCACCACTTGACATGTCTCTTAAAAGACCATCCTTGTTTTGTATTTTAACAAAACCTTTCATCATGCGCAGGCAATCACACGAAGATCTTTAATTCTAGGCACTTGAGAACTGTTAGATGATTTCATAACAATTTTAAGTTGTACTGCATCAAAGGCATTTAAATTATCCAAAGAATAAGAAGCATCATAAAATTCTTCTGCTTGATTTGAAGAAGTTGGAATAGCCGATGTTATTGTTGCTTGGCTGTAAGATTTATTTGCAAATGATGTAGTAGAACCAACTTCATTAGTTTTATACCAAACTTCAATTGATGCTTCAGCAGGAAGATTAGCAGCAAAATTAATTCTTAAGAAATTAGATGGATTTGCAAGATTAACTTTCTTAGTAACATACTTGCTAAATGTAGAACTTTCTGATGGAGCGAGTTCAGAAACAAATCTTTCTCTTTGAGTTAATGTTGCATTACCAGTAATTGCATCTGGAGCAGAATCAAACGTAATAGAAGTTCCATCAGCAGCAACCGCTGTAATTAACTTAGTGCTAGTACCAGAACTTGCGCCAGCAATAGTTAAAAACTTACCCACAGTGGCAGTTTTAAATGCAGCTTGTTGTGTTGATGTGGTAATAGTGCTACCAGAAATAGTTACACCAGTGGCATTACTTAATAATATATTGTAATCTAAAGAAGCGACATTTAAATTAGTTTCTGATGGATTATTAACTTTGTTTCCAATAGCAATTAAACTTAGTCTATGTGTATCTATGATAGGAGATAATGCATTATTTGTAGTGCTCATCTTAATATTAAAAATAACTGATTTAACACCTTCACCAGCCGAAACAGCATTTCCATTAGGTGCAATTCGTTCCTCATTTTGTTCAGAAGCAATCATTTTTGGATATTCAAAATAATTAGTTTCGTTTGCCAATACATCAATATAAGCAGGATCTATTGTATAAGCTGTTTGTGTAATAGAATCAACAGATTTTCCCTTTCTTCCTTTGAATCTAAATCTAACTGGAGTATCAGAGAACGATTGTAGTTGAACCATTGGTTGAATTGCGTCATATTGAATGTGTCTAGTTGCTTTCACAAGAGAACCACCACTGTATCCAGTTGAAGTTGCATTTGAAGCAAGAGTAATACAATAACTATCTAAATCAACGTCACTAATTGTATGTGTAGTATTAAATTGCGCAAAAGGAATACCATTAACATCAGCAGAAACACCACTAATAGTTACATAAGAATCAGATGGAATTCCATGATTTGTATGATATACACGAACTTTTGCAACACCAACTCTAGTCTCAAATGGTGCTGGTTCTAATCTAACTAAGCTAAGAGCATCATTATTAAATTCAACATTAGATTCTGCATTAGTTAAAAACTCACAACGATAAATTGTAAACTTTAAATCTTGAGTTTGATCTGCAGACCAAGTAGAAGCATTTTGTGATTTGAATAATGAACCAAGGTATGGTTGCTCAGAAATAGTACGAGAAGTTCCTGGCATCAAATCACCAACTTGAGAAATCCAAACTTTATAATTATTTGAATCTGATCCTAAAACAATAGCGTACTCAGCATTCTCTTGGACATAAACTGGACTAGGGAATGTAAAGGTTGTGGGTTTATCGTACTTAGCAACAGTCACATCATCTAATAAAACTGTATTATACACAGTTGTATCAATGACAGCACCAGCAACAGGTGCGTCAACTTGTTCTGGTTTTAAAGTTATACGAGAAAACGCAAGAACTCTTTTTCCAGGATATCCATTAACTACTTCACGAATTTCTAGTGTAACTGGAACTGCCACATCTTTAGTAGCAAAGAATATATCAATTTTAGATAAGAAGCAACCACCCTTCTGTTCAATCAAGAATGTTTGTGCAAGAGGATCCCACCAACCAGTATCAGCAACAACTCGTTCTGATGTTTGAGTAATAACTTGATTATCTTCAAGTGGTTCTTGTGCCAACTCTGCATTTCTAACGGCATGAACTGTTCTTTGCTTAGTTTCGAGAATACCTTCTGCATGATAATTTGCTCTCGCACGTGAAGTGAACTCACCATTTGCAGTAGTAACATCAACTAATTTAAGTTCACGACTACCACAACGGAATCTTAATGCTTCTGTGTTTGGAATATTAAACAATAATTGAACATCACCATTAAAGTTTGAAATTAAAGTTCCACCAAGTGCTTTAGTGGTAACTGTTCCAACAGTTCCAGTAGCATCTACAGCATATCCTAAAGTATCTGATGCAGTAATTGTTTCACTGGTAGAGAATTGTGTAGTTATTGTGGTTGAAGCAATAGTTCCATGTGATAT